CCCCGGTATATCTAGAAGTATACCAGGGGCCTCTCTAGCGTTCTTACCTGAAGGAGGTGTATTCCCATGTCGTCACCTATACATCGGGTGACTGTAGAAGATCCGTGGTTCGGACAGTTCGTTTTTTGTATTTTCAGCGGATATTGGCCAACGTTTTATATTGGTCCCCTCTCTCAGAGGGTTATCCGTAATGAGAGTATACAAAACGCTCGTTCGCCTGTTGTAACATACAATGGACTGCGTGAGAAGGTAGTCTCCCATCATTATTGGGAGGGTAACGTATCAGGCAGTTCAGCAGGCGGCGAGACGTCGAAGTGGCCAATTGTCTCAAGAAACGGTGGATCGTTGGATATGACTGAGGGGAATTATTATTCCCTCAAAGTCACACACTACGATATCACCTGTTCTGAAGGCAACGGCTACGTCGATATTACTGTCTCTGGAACCCAGAGGTGGTACACCGCGGGCGTAGAAGATAAGTGGATTTCTCCTATTAAGAAGAAAGCTACTATCCGATTACGCTATGAGCGGGACCCGTACAATGGATCGTCTACATGCAAAGGGCCGGCGCAGGTGTCATGTTCTGACCCCAACTGGATATCCGCAACTATCACTTCATCACCCATGCAAAACGCGGGTAATGATTCGATGGATGTAGGTATCCGTAGCGTCGAATACTGGCTGGACAAAGCTTTCCAACCCAGTAAAGACGAGCGTCTGCCCGATGACACTACCAGGAGTGATGCGGTATTCGCAGCATTAAAATCTGTTTCTTTGACCGATATTAACGGTCTTAACGATTTTAATGACTTAGCGAACCCACTCGGCTCGCTAGCTACGCTAGCAAGTCATTTCAAAGGTATGACCGATCTTCGCGGATTCCTTAAAGGATTCGCCAACTTCCATTTGTTTTGGAAGTATGTTGTGGGATGTAACATTCTCACAGCTAAAGATTGTTCGAACCTTATGAAATATCTTTCTGGTGGTCTTCCGAATTTGATTGACAAATTTGTCAATCAGGACCTAATTGGCCGTGGTCGGTCAACTCGAACGATCGATTCTAATTATGGAACGATCGACCTTATTTGGAATGCGAAGCTCGTCATAGGGTCCCCTTGGACACCTATGGGCGTCTTTCAGCGTTTCCAGCAGCTCGGGTTGGCTCCCACATTCGGAAACATATGGGATTGTCTACCGTACTCATTTGTAGTCGACTGGATTGTTCCTATTCAAGATTCTATCGATAACGCGATGGCGATCTTCTCCACTCTGGAGTCGAACGTCAAATATCACGTTCTCAGTAGAAAGGTGATAAGGAAAGTCTCCCGCCCGTTTTCTAGTGGCGGACACACTTTTAACCTTAATGTTAGAAGTGTCGACTACTACCGAGTCGTAGACGGAGGTTTACCTTCAGGATTACGCTTGACACCGTCCGTCCGACTTCCGTCGGAGTCGCAAGCACTAACAGGATTAGCTCTTATAGGACAACGCGTTTTATGACGTTGTCGAGCCTCCTGGGTGCGTGGCTTACCTTTTGGTAAGTGCCATGCGTTCTAGCGCAACCGTTTAAATACGGGAAAGGAGTAATGCTACTATGGCATTATCTCTGGCTACGGGGTCTGCACAGCTAACTGCTGGTGCCACCCTTACACCGCTCTACGTTCCAGCCGCTTATGTCGTCCAAAACGACATGCCCGGTGAAACACGCTACGCAAATACATCAGCTCCTTTAGATCAGCCAAACGGATTCCGATTGGCTATCACTAATATTGCTGATGTATTTAAAGGCGTACCCAATCTGTCCCCAGTTGCTGGACAGAATCGGGGTGGTCTGAGTATGCTCGCACAGCTCACTGAAACATGGAAGATAGACGATGCAGCGGATTCGCTTGCACCGTATTATCTCCCTTTCAGTGCGCATTTGGTAATCAAAGCGCCAGCTGACGCTTTGGTCACATCTGCCGTCATTTTTGACGGCGTGCGTCGTTTACTCGGAACACTGATCCGTAATAATACGGACGCCTTATCAGTTGGTATTAATAACCAACTTCATTCTATCACAAAGTGGTAGAAGGTGGCGTATCATGAACGTAGAGAGGAAGTCTCAAGATGAGACCGCACCCACAACGAAAACACGGGAATCCGTCCCGAAATCCAGCTCCGGATCATCCGAAGCGGGTCAACAGCCGGAATGCGCATATCTTAGGGACATACAGAGGAGGCGTGATCGCCGATGTCAGCGATTACGAATCTTTTGCATATTCATTCGATATGGGTGTTCTGCTGTTGTTGCAGGACTGTCCATGTTCAAGTTATGTCTCCGGTGCATTCAAACGATTACGAAACAACGTTTTGGACGCTAGAGATATAATGGGCTTTATCGATGCGTGTGTGATGATCCGGACGAGGGTTGTTACCCTTGGACAGTATCACACAACTCTTTTTAAAGAGTTACGGCATCGATGGGTCGGAGGACTATGTGCGGCCATAACGGCGGCCATAGGCAGTCCGGTTGAACACCCTTCACGCGAGTTTGACAAATTAGCCACCTTCTTAGGATGGCTAAAGCGTCTACCAGTGTGCATCCGCCCAGAACAAGAGGCGATTGATGCATACTTCACGTGTGATAGGCGGATCTCGCAGGTTGAACCATGCGATTCCGAGTTCTTCCCACTCGTCCTTGAAATTTGGAGAGAAGCTTTCGATGGCTTCGTTTTACAACCTCCCTTCAAGGGCCGACATGGGTCTGGATCTACGGCTGATTGTGGGCGATCCCTCGGTCGTAAATGGGAAAGCCTACACATCGATCATGTCGCAGATGCGTGCATGCGCTACCCTACTCTGGAGAAGGTACTTGACAACCTTCCTGTTACAACTGATAGTAACAGGACATCTAAAGTTGTCTTTGTACCTAAGCAGGCTGGAAAAATGCGTACTATATGCATGGAACCCGCCTGGCTTCAATATCTCCAACAAGGGATAGCTGCTCAGCTGAGGTCACATTGCGAACGACCAGGGCACCCATTCCACAGTATTGTGGCGATTAGATCGCAAGATCAGAATCGATCACTTTGTGCATGGGCTTACTCTGATCGTCTCGCGACGATAGACCTCAGTGATGCATCAGACAGCGTTTCGAACTCGATGGTGACTGCTTTGTGTAAGGGATTACCCTTGGCACGGTATCTCCTTGCGTCGCGCAGTACCCTCACAGATGTCTGTGGGTACACAGCGAGCATGGCGAAGTATGCACCTATGGGCAGCGCCTTATGCTTTCCTATTGAATGCTACGTCTTCGCATCAATAGTCGAAGCGGCGTTCCGGAAACGTTACGGTCACGCCAGTGCAGGCCACCGTTCTGGTGTGTCTGTTTATGGGGATGATATCATTATCCCGCGTGAGCTTTACCAGCTCGTAGTGTCCGCTCTACACTCGTTTGGATTTATCGTAAACGAGGAGAAGTCTTACAAAGACCCTCCCTTCTACGAATCCTGCGGGGTAGAGTACTGCTACGGTGTCAAGATCTCAACGATCAGGCACCCGCGAGCGCACCTGGCCAGCTCAGGTTTGTGCACCCCAGATCGAGTCGGTATGGTAACCGATTTGTCCAATGAGCTCTATAAACACGGGTATTTCGATGCCAGGCGCTACCTCCTCAAATCTTGTATGGAGGATATAGTGGTGGTAAACGAATCTACTCGTGTACGCTTTGGAGATATCCTGCAATTCAATGACAAGGAATTAATTCCTCTCGTTGAAGATTACACCCAACACCAATGGTACGAACCTTGGCATCGGAGTGTGATCAGTGGGAAACGTGTCCAGACGCGAGTAGATCGTGGTCCTAATGACTTCCAGCAATGGCGGTCACAAGTAAACGATCGTACACGGTCTGAACGCATTGGGTCATTGTATCGATACTTTAAACCTATCGAAATTGACCCTATCTTCAGTACCAAAGCCGTCCTGTACCTAACAAAATTCGGTTTTACCGAACTATTAGAAGGAAAGGATGTAGAAGCTCATGGCTCGAGTTCAACTGGCGATCTGCACACTTTACTACGACGTTACGTCTCGTAAAGTGGTATCAAATGTAGCAAAATTCTGTCGGGTTTTCAATCCCGTACATCTGATCACCCAGACGCGGCCCCTCTGCTATGACGAAGTATACGAAAATCGTATACAAGCTATAGCGGAGAGTCAGCGCGCATCCATCATCTCAGATGAAACCGTTATAACGGCGTATCATGAGAATGATGCGGCATCATATGATGCCCTTGATGCACCGGTGAGATGCAGCGGTATGGACATATCGCCCGTTTGGTCGCTATTTTCTGCGACTAACACCGACGATTCATGTGATGTTCTCGATTTTATGAGAGCGGCACATGTTGCCAATAGCGCAAATCTCTACGGTCGTGTGATCCTGACATTGCATCCGCTGATCGGCAAAGCCGCATTAGCAGATACATACAGGAAAGTCACTGAGCTCAGAAAGGCGAGACCACCCAAATACGGAACGTTCCATACTCTGGAACGCTACGAGTGCGGGTTCCCGCGCTACGATCTCAACGGCTTAACAGATGTACAGATTGACCGCACGTTTACGACGCAATCGATCCGATCCTACAGCAAAGCCAATGATGGCTCTGTTACTTTCGAGACAGAGCTCACATGGGGATGCGGTAATAGATTCGGTGATCCGCGCGTACGCGAAAAGCTTCTGAAGTTTTTGATCTCGTGTATGTTAAATACTCGACAGATCGAATCCGACAGATAGCCGCGGTCCGACGGAACTAGCTACAACGGACAAATGGGCCTCCTTTCTAGAGAAATTTCTTCTTTACAAATGAGACCGGAGGAAGCCAAGCGATCCCTTTGGGGCATCGCCTTT